TGTATCTGTATACAAATAAATCACCCTTACTTGCTGTTGTAGTAAGTGTCGGTGCTGTATCTTCTGTATGTTCGTATGCAGCATTAAATGTAATTGTTCTTGAACCTGTGCCGTCTTGTATAAATAAGATTGATATAAACTGTCCTGTTTGTGCGTTGGTCGCTGCACCTAATGTTCTGTTACCTGCTAGTGTTACTTTAGCTACAGGTGATGTTGAGACATCCCATGATATTGTAGATGCATCTGTTAGTGTTGCTTCTGCATTATAGGCACCCACATTAAACTTTGCATTGGCTGAAGATAATACAAATCTATCTGTACCACCTGCTTTAAAATCTATCTGGTCATCTGTATCCGCTGTGATACTGGAGTCACCATCTACATCTAAGATAAACTCTGCACCATTGATATCTGTATTCATAGGTCCACCAACTGCACCAGATATTTCTACAATAAAGATTGATGCTCCACTTGCAGGTGCTGTAGTAAATGTAATCTGTGTTCCGCCTGTAGCTAGTGTATAGTCTGTTCCGGGTTTTTGTATAACACCATCATGTGATACTAATAGCTGTGCTGCAGAACCAACTTGTGTTCCTAAACTGAATGTTACATTAGAACCATTGTAAGTATTACCACTTGTGTCTAAGACACTAAAAGTTCCGTTTTTAATTGATTGTCCTATATATGCCATTATGCTAAAATCTCCATAGCTACAAAAGTTCCTTCTGCTCCATCATTGTTAGCTTGACTAGATGGATTAAGGTAAAAATTATTAGAACCACTTTTAGCATAATATATTTTATACGTTTGTTCGCTAGTGGATGAGGGGCTGTCAACATGAGATACAGTATTCATATAATAATTGTCAGGTTCATTAATTTGAAAATGACCATATGAAGAATCAGATAAATTTGTTGAACCTCTATAAAAAGCTAAAAATCCGTAACCGTCTGTATTGATATACATATTGCAACTTAAAATTAATAATATTTTTGAATTAGTAGCAGAGGGTGTGATAGCTAATGAAATTCCACTATCTGCCAATGAACTTGAGGATGTATTATAAGTTGAAGTTAAATCTAAAGTTGAAACTGCTCCTATTTTTCCGAAGCCTGTGGCTTTAGCTACAGTAACTGCATCATCCGCTATACCACCTGTTACTATTTGTGTCTTACTCATCTATCCTCCTATGGTTTAGTAGGCCAAGTTGCGTTCTCGCACTTCTCTACTGTATCTTTTCCTGCAGGTAAGTCTCTTAGACTTTGTCGATATGTTTTCATATCATCACTAAGAGTATTATCTGATAAAGCTAGATAATCTGTCTCTGCTAATAATCTGTTTCTCTTTGTTCTGAGGTCAGCCAAGGCTCTAGCAGGAGCTGCATCAGCCCATGCTTTTTCTTCAGCATCACGAGCAGTTTCTTCGTCTGCTGTGAACTGAACCTTAACTCCATTTATATTATGATATCTTGGCATTGTTTCTCCTTAATTAATTCCATACATTTCTATTGTACCTGAGTCTATGTTTCCGCTAGACATTTTAAATTGAACTCCATCTATAGCTGTAGTTGTATTACAATATCCTGCTATGTGAAATACCTCGCTTGAATCACCATCCTGCATATTATTAGTTGTAGATAAAAAGTGTTTTACAAAAGTAGTAGAACTAGGGTCAAATAAAAATAATTCACCAGATACACCACTGTCATTAGCATTTGAAACACTAGTGTTTAAAACTTGAACACCTGTTGATTGTGCTAAATCTTTTCCTGTATCATAAGCTAATCCTGAACCACTACCACTTTCTGTGTGATAAGCATAAAAAGCTGTTGTAGTTTTAGTTGCATCAAAAGCAGTGCTACCATCTCTAAAGTTAACACTAAAACTTACGTTATTAGTAGCAGGATGAAGATTAAAAATTCTAAACTTATAAATATTATAAGTAGAATCTATGCTACTTGTAAAATCTAATGTAGCACTACTAGATGCCGTCACTGTAGCTAATTTTTTTTCTGCATACTCTAATCCTGCTATAGAGTTAGTTCCTGTAAAAGCATAATTAGCAGTTAGGTCTATTGATGCGGGTTGAATCTTACTTAATGCCATATAACGCTATCCTCCCTGAATCTATATTACCACTAGACATTTTAAATTGTATTTCATCTATAGCTGATGTTGTATTAAAATATCCCGCTACAAAAGTATTATTAGTTCTCGGTACTGAACTTTGATAATATTGTGTATTTGCTAAAAAATGAGTTACAAAAGTTGTATTGCTAGGATTAAATAAAAATAAATCACCACATAAACTAGCATCATTATCATTGCCAAAATTATCTGCTAGTCTTTGAAAGTCAGTTCCTTGTGCTTGGTCATTACCTGTATCATATCCTATTTGACCATTACTACCATTTTCATCATGTCTAGATACAAAGTATGTTGTTGTCATTGTTTCGTTAAATCCTGAACCACCTGCAACATTTCCTTGAAAACGAAGTTCGGCAGTTGCAGAACCATGGATATTTATAAATTTAAAGTAATATGTTTTATAAGTATTATCCAATACAACACTACTTGTGCCATCAAGAAAATCCACCGTGCTACTAGAACTTGCATCAATATTCTTAATTAGAAATAATTTCTGTGTAGATGTTACCCCAGTCACTGTGCCTGTTAGAGCATAGTTGTCTGTTAGGTCAAAAGAGTTTGCTGCTAATTTACTAAGTGCCATTACACTACTCCAAATAAATCTATTGTTCCGCCTTGTATTTCACCACTATGAAAATCAAATTTTATATTATTTACTGCGGATGTTGTATTAATATATCCTGCTCCTAAAACATTATAAGAATATTGAGTACCATCACCAGACGAAGTTACTGTTTGTATTACATAATGTTTTACAAAAGTTGTAGAACTAGGATTATATAGTCTCATGATACCAGATACCCCGTCATCATTGTTAGAACCTGTATCAGCACTAATATAGTGTCTGCTACCACTAGCTGTATCAAATCCTGCTGCATATTCTACTGTAGGAGTTACACCTCCACCATCTTCTCTTTGATATGCAGTAAACATTGCAGAGGTTAAATTTAAATTATAATTAGAACCATTATCTATACTAGGACTAAATCTTAAATACACTTGATTAGTACCAGGATGTATATTATTAAACACAAATAAAAACTCTTTATAAGTAGAAGTTATTAAAGAACTATTAAATGTTGCATTATCATCAGAACCATCAGAAGTAAATGTGCTGATTAATACTAAAGGTGTTTCATCAGCTAATCCCGATACTGTGCCTGTAAATCCAAATGTACCTGCAAGATTTAAGCTATTGGCTTTTATCTTGGATAGTGATGTTCCAACTTCTCCAAATGCCATGACTACCCCTTTGGATATTTATCTTTAACTGCTTTTATTGTTGTCTTCCAACCATCAATGCCGTTATGATATATATCGTCTAATTGGTCAAAAACGCTAGGGTATTCTGCTGCCCTTTTATATTGATATTCATTTGGGTCGGTCCATGCTTCAACATTTGTCCAGTTTATAGTCACACTATTTCCACTATCGTCTAAAGCTATTATATCCTCTTTTGTATCACCTTTTATGACAATTACATTATCGTGTATTGCTCTTATTGCTTTATGTAAATCTGTCATTATGCTAATACCTCCATTACAGTTATTGTTGATGCTGTTTTAGGATGGAAATCGTTGTTTCCATTTGATACAGTTCTATTTATATAAATTGTACTATTGTAAGTTGAACCTAATGTTGCTTGTAATTTATAAGTTAATTGGCTACTGCTGCTAGGCGAGTCTAAAAAATTTCCTGCTACTGGTGCTATGTCTAAATCATAGTTAGAGCTTGTTGGTCTGCTTGTTGAACTTGAACGAATTTGATTTGAAGCATCAGCATCACCAATATTAATTGCAGTAGAATCTCTTACCAATCTTATATGTTTTGAACCATCACCTACTGCTATATTACATAAATAAGAAATAAAAATTTTACTTGATGAGGATGTTGGAGTTATGTTTACGCTTAGTCCAGATATATCAGCAAAATTTGAAGTTGATGAGCTTGAAATAGAAACAGCACTACTTAAAGTCGTACTAACTACTTGTGCAATTTTTCCTTGCCCTTTTATATGACTAAAATCTATTCTTTTTATAGTTCCTGCATCACTCACTAAAAACTCATCTGTATCTGCAGGAGTTGCAGCTAAAGCTGTGTGTCCAGATATGACTGTGTTGTCAAAAGAATCTGCATTGACAGTTCCTGCTGCAGGACTAATTGTTCCTACTGCTTTTGCTTGATGTACCACATAAATATTATTTGTACCACTAGGAGGTGCGGCAGCAAATGTTAATGTAGTGCCTGATAAACTATAGGCAGAGTTTGGGTCCTGTCTAACATTTTCTACAAAGACTTCTATGTCAAATACTGAACTCGGTGCAATGTCTAAAGTAAATGCTGTTGTACTAGCATCACCACTAAACCTCTTACCTTGTAAAGACTGAAATTGGTTTTGTGTATCTATAGGTGTACCAACGTATGCCATTCTAGGTTATCTCCATAATTGATAAAGCTATGTCTGATGAACCTGAAGCTGTTAAAGAAAGGGCATCCCCTGCTTCCATAACTACTTTGTTCCCTGACAATAACTCAAGTGTACCACCCACAGGCACTGGTGCGTTGGTTACTAATTCAACTGTTTGATTATTTTCATTATTAGCACCTGCTCTACTACCTGTGGTAGAAGCAAGACTAACAGTTGCAGTAACCTGACTAGTTGTTGTATTACCTATCATGACACCAAGAACCACAGTTGTTGCACCACTTGCTACAGTATAGATAACATCAGCACTAGTTACGTTTGCCTTTGTGACTAATTTAAATGTATTTGCCATTTATCCTCCTATTATCCTAATGCTATTGCTAAAGCTGTTGGGTCTTCAATATTAGCATTGACTAAAGTTATTACTCTTGATAATGCAGCTTTTCTATTTGTACCACCTGCACCATCATCTACTATAATTAAATCTGATGTTGTTAAATCTGCACTAATATCTGTGCCACCATCTATTTCTAATGCTGATAAAGCAACTTTACCTGCAGTAGATATTGCAGCTAGTTTAGAATCTGCTATTGCTGCACTAGAAGATATACTTGCATTAACAACTGCGTTTGCTGCAAGTTGGTCTGCTCCCACTGCATCATCCGCAATCTTAGCTTGAGTTACTGCATCATCAACTATAGAAGCAGTTACTACAGCACTAGATGCTAATTGGTCTGCACCTACAGCGTCATCAGCTATCATAGCCTGTTCTACTGCATCATTTGCAATAGTTAAAGCACCACTATCTGAAGCAGTTGCATCACCTGATACTGCAGAGAAAATATATTTTTTTACTCTTGTAAATTCTGATTTACGTTCTGTGCCACCTGCACCATCATCAACAATTAATAAATCTGCATCTACTAGGTCTGCACCTATATCAGTAGCACCATCTATTTCTAATGCACCAATATCAACTTTACCTGCTGTAGATATAGTAGATAATTTACTATCGGCGATAGAACCTGCCAACATAGTATTTGTTACTGTACCACTATCACCACTAGCCACTAGTGTACCTGAAGCTGTTGGTAAAACCACTACAGCAGAACTACTTGCTGAGTGAGGGGCTGCTTGAAGTGTTTGTGCGTGAGCATTAGATGACTCACAATAAAATTTTACTTTAGTTACATTTCCTGTACCTGTTCTAATATCTATTAATCCATCTGTTATAGACACACCGCCTGAACTACCATTACCATCAATAATAACTTTACCACTACCATTAGGTAATATATTAATATTGCCATTTGATACTGATACAATATCATTACCATTAACATCTAAGTCTCCACCTAGTTGTGGTGTAGAATCATCTGCTACATTTGATATAGCACTAGATGTTGCAAGTCCTGCTACAACTGCACTTCTAGCAATCTTTTTAAGACCACCACCTGAAGTGTCTACTGCTAAGAATACATCATCATTTGCTACTGTAGATATTTCTGATAAAGAACCTACAGCTACAGAATTAAAGTTTGTACCATCTGCTATTAAAAGATTACCTGCAGTATTTGTAGCCATAGT